CTTATCCTTCTTCATTCTTTAGTATTGAGTCGCTTGAGCTTGCAATTCCGCTATGGAAGGTCAAGCTAGCAAGGAATCGCCTGAAAGCGAATGCGGAAAGGATGATCAATCTTCTTGCAGAAAGTCCAAGCCAGAAAGTCTTTGAAGAGGAAATCCCAGCGCTAATCGAAGGCCAACAGGATATATGGCACGGTGCTTCCCTGGTGGACAGAAAGGATGACAGCTGGGAGGCGTCTATTAAAGAAATGCTTTCTCCACTTCCTGCGAATATTTCGGTTAGCACTGGCCTAAGGGTTTTGGATGATGCGATACAGGGTGGAATTTCTAAAAGGAATTCGCCATACTCAGGTAGATTGATTGTGGTTGCCGCAAGGCCGGCAATGGGTAAAAGTGCTATGGCGGTTTTTCTTGCAACACGGCTGGCTGGTCATTGTGGCGATGTTGCGTTTTTCAGCCTAGAAATGTCAAAAGTACAAATCCAGAATAGATCACTTGCTTGTTTTGATTACTTGAATCTGATGTATCAAAAGCAATTAGTTGATCCACTTCGTATTAACGACTTAAGGCTAAGAACTTACACAGTAGCGCAAAGAGCCAGGCTTGAAAGCTACATTGATTCGCCGCTGGCAAAAAGATTTCATATTTTTGACGCTTCATCTGTTAGTGTTAGCGCAATTTCAGCTAAAATTGCGCTTTTGGCAAAAACAAGAAAAAATCTAACTGCTATTTTTATTGATTATCTTCAGCTAATTGAAGGTTGTTCTGGAGACGGGCAAAATACGGAAAGTTCAAATATTGGCAATGTCACCAGGGCTTTGAAGCAACTTGCCGTGGCATTTGGCATTGATATTGTCCTGCTCTGTCAAGTTAATAGAGGGGTTGAGTCAAGGTCTGATAAAATGCCGAATCTCTCTGATCTAAGGGCGTCTGGCAGGATTGAAGAAGATGCTGATATTGTAATGTTTTTGCTAAGGCCATCGTATTACGATCAGGACAAAGACCCTTATGAGCTTGCAATCTCTGTGGCAAAAAACAGACACGGTGGATGCGGAACCCTAGGATGCTCTATTGATTTGCAAAGTTCTGTTATTTTTGATAAATATTAAAATGAAAGGATCTACGCCGGACTGGTCTAAGATTTTTGAGAAGAGGCCTGATCTTGAGAGTCCCGGCTATCGGGAAACTGTTGAAGAAATTCAGTTACGCAATAACAAAGCAGAAAAAGAGAGACTTGCGGCTCAGATGCAACAAATTAACAAAGATAAGCAGAGCCAGAGAAATAAAAATAGAAGTCGTTCTGCGGCTGCCAGAAGTTCAGCAGTTCCAGATTCTATAAATCCTGTTTTCAGTGTCAATAAGCGTGGGCGCAAGAATGGCTAGGCATTCTGGCGCATTTTCAAGAATTGTTTGACGAATTTTTGCAATGTCACTCAAAAGAGCGCGTGCATCCGCAGGGATTTTGTTTTGTTTTTTCATTGCGGTTGCCAGTGCCATCGGCCTGCGCCGCTTCTACTTGCCCAGGCCGTCTCAGACTAGCCGCGCTACCACTCGGGTTCGGCGACTTCGCTGATCTCCATAGCCTGAGGTGGAGCTGTTAGCTGCTCAAGCGCGTCCAGCTTGATCGCATTGAAATCAATTGGTGGCATTGGCATTTTTCTATAACTTTTCTTGCTGTTTGCGGTTTTTTGTAGACCATTCACTTCGCAGTATCTGTCGTGCCAGTCTCTCACCATTTTTGGGCTCACAAATCCTTCAAGAAATTTGGCCACAGCTGGTACGTCCTCACCCTTCTCAAACAGCAGGCTCGCGGTAACGCGCAAAATCCGGTTCAGGCTGGTGGCCGCCTTGGTGCTCATGGGGGTTGCTTGAAGCTAGTTGCCATGATAGGATGGCAGCTGTAAACCGATCTGGGGCCGCGCCCCATTTCAGCTATGACGCAAGAAGTGCTCACAGCAGCACAAATTGAAGAACTCAATAAACCGTTGGCCGCAGAAGCGGTCAGAACAAGATCCCAAAGCGGCCGCAATCTATCCTACATTGAAGGATGGTGGGCCATTCGCGAGGCAAATCGCATTTTCGGCTTTGGCTGTTGGAGTCAGGAGCTTGTTGATGTCAAGTGCGTTTCAGAGAGAGAGCGAACAATTGGCCAAGCCAAGAAGCCTGGCTGGGGAGTCTCCTATGTTGCGACTGTTCGCATCATTGTAAGCGGAGTCAGGCGCGAGGGTGTTGGCGCTGGTCACGGTATCGACGTGGATTTGGGCCAAGCCCATGAATCCGCAATTAAGGAGGCGGCGACTGACGCAATGAAACGGGCGTTAATGACGTTCGGGAATCAGTTTGGCCTTGCTCTTTACGATAAAGAGCAACGCCAGGTCGAAGATGTGCCCGTTAGCGACAGGCAGGTTTCTGAAGCGGACAGACAGGCCAAAAAGTTTGTCGAGCATTTGCTTCAGAAAATGGAGCAAGTCGGTATTGATGCCGATGGCATCAAGACTCTGAAGATCATCCTGAATGTATCGGACTTCTCTGATGTGTCGGAGTCTATTCGTCAAAAGCTGATTGAAAGGCTGACTCCTGATTACGCAAAAATGCTGAATTCGGGCAAAAACAGCTCTGGCGTTCAGGTTCTGAGAATTACTTCGGCTGAAATTGAAGCATCAACAGAAAAGCTTCAGGAGGCGGCCAACGCTGCCTTCGGTTGATTCGCGATTGATTTACCATCTGAACTATTGATTAAGTCATGACAGAAGCAAAAGCAACTCAAGGCCAGGACGCTGCACTTGTAGCCGACTCGGAGACATCGGCTCTCTCCAGGTGGGAGGCCGTGGCGATTGACATTGCCAACGCAACTAAAGAGTCGGAAGGCAAGATTTTTAATTATCGAGACAAAAAAGGAGAGAAAGCTGCTCGTTCTTGGATTGCGCAACTGCGCAAAATTAAAGCCAGCGTTGAGCGTGCTCGCAAAGAAGCAAAAAGCGTTCATCTTGAGCGTGGCAAACGGGTCGATGAAACTGCAAAGCTTCTCGCATCTGCTGTTCAGGGACTCATTGAGCCGCACGAAACCGAAATCAAGGCAATTGAGGCCGAGGAGCAGGCGCGAATTGATGCCCACAAGGCGGTGCTTGCTCGCATCGAATCGCTCACAGAGGGGATTGAAACCTCGCAAGAGGCCAGCCTTCGCTTGGCGGCACTGGAAGAGATCGACGTTTCCGGGCTTGAGGAGTTTTCCACTGCTGGGCAAAATCGCAAAGCGGAGGCAATCGCAAAACTTCAAGAGCTTGGTGAATCTCTGCTATTGCGCGAAATCGAACGAGCTGAGCTTGAGCTGTTGAGGGCCGCCGCCGCAAAGCGCGAGGAGGAAGAGCGTGCAAACAGCGCAAGAATTGCTGGAATCAGTGAAGGCCTTGAAATGGCTGAGCGTGCGCGAAGCTCCGCGAAAGCAGTAGAGCCAATGGCGCCACCAGTGGCAAACAAAAGGCTTGCTTTCATCAATCAGCTTTGCCTGGCGATGCAAGGCAAAAGCCCAGCAGACGTTGCTTCGGCCATCGCTGATGGCGCATTGCACCAGGCGCTCACTGTTGACTGGCGGAAGGTCAACTCTGAGTCGGAAGATTCGATTCCTTGGTGAGCCAGATGCCAGGCGACAGAAAGTTCTACGAAAAAGACGGCCTTGAATATGCAAGGGTTTCAACAATTCTTGCAGAGACAATGCCGTTTTTTGATCCCAAGAAGTGTGAAGGCCTCGCCAGATGGAGGGCGAGGTGCCCTGATGCAGCCGGCATTCTCGCCAGGGGGCAAAGACGCGGAACGCTAGTTCATGCCCAAAGCGAGCACTTTCTCCTTGATGGCCAAGTGCCGTCAACTTGGCAAGCGCCTTCTGTTGAAGAGCTTGTAGCTCTCAATATCCCGGAGTACATGCGCTATCTTTATCCTCTTCTAGAAGAGGTTAGAGATCAAAATGGTCCAGACTCCTTATGGCCGGGCCTTCTTAATAGCTCGCTTTTAATTGAACAGCAATTATTTTGCTCTTACGGATTTGCTGGCACCCCTGATTTAAGATGCTGGTTTGAAGGCAAGTACACCGTATGGGACTACAAAAGCGCAAGATCATACCGTGAAGAAGGAGTTGAAAAAAAGCTAAGGCCGATCAGTCGCTATTCAGAGGCCAAAATTCAACTTTCCTCTTATGCGCTCATGCACAATCTTG